GACCTAGATACATTCATGAAGGCATACCCACTAGCGACGTTTAGAGTAAGAACGTCAGCGACCTCTAGGGTAAGAAGGTACGACAGCTTCAAAGCGTAGTGCGGACATGTCCGCACTACTAACAACTTAAGGATTCACTCTCGCCTTTGACTGAGAGTTGGCACAACAAGAGATAAGACAATGGAAACAGTACACATCACGACAGGCTCAAGCAAGATGCTTGGACTACAAAGTATCAACACACCGACGACGAGCAACGAGTTCTGTACTAAGCTCGCGTCGGCAGAAGGTAGTATATGTAGCGGCTGTTATGCCGCACGGTACGAGAAGATACGACCTTCACTACCAGAAGCAACAGCTCGAAACTTATTCATGACACAACGTGCATTAACAGCACGGGAAACACCGACAATCAATGCGAGCATATTTCGGTTTCACAGCTACGGCGAACTCCACAACGCCCAGCACCTACTGAACTATATAGCGATAGCTAACCATAACCCAGACACCATCTTCACGTTGTGGACTAAGCGAACACCGATAGTTAATGTAGTGTTCGACAACCAGCTTGCTCGCAAGCCCAGCAATTTAATCTTAGTGCATAGCACGCTGAGTTTGGACAGCACGGGGCAACGACTACCACGCTACTTCGACAAGGTGTTTAGTGTGTTCACTAAGAAAGGCGCGATGGCAACGAGCGCAGATATTAACTGCCACTCAAGCTGTAACGAGTGCCGTCTGTGCTATACACACAATGATGTTACCCACATTAACGAGATAAAAAAATAAGTAGTGCGGACATGTCCGCACTACCCACAACAACGAGGAACGACGATGAACCAACCATACCAAAACTACTTAGCATACCTAAGAGAAAGCACCAACATGATTACCTGCTCGTGGTCAATGCCATACAGAGGTGTGACGATACACGGTGCACTATATAACGGCGTAGCAGTCTTAACCTGCCACTTGCCCGAAGGCAGAACGATATACAGCAAGAGCCTTACGATGATGAAAGGGTTAATAAGAAAACAACTAGGAGAAATGAAATGATATATCGTGGCGTTGAAATGCAAGTAACCCTCTCAGAAGACGGTGACTATTTAGATGAGGTGGTTGTGAATGGCGTTTACATCGGACACTTGATTTCTGAGTTCGATTGCGACGAAATACTCGAACAACACTTGGAACAACTAGGAGAAATGAAATGAACATAACTACAGCACAACGTGCTTACGACAACGCATCGCCCGAAGAAGGTAACGATGACACAGAAAACGCTGACGTGTTAGCGCGTTTAGCACAGGAACACTACGAGGATTACAACTGTGCAAACAGTGACGAGGTACGTATGGCTATGCGTAAGATGCTCGACAATCCCGCTGACGCGGTAGCTCTGAAAGAAATGTGCGATGCACTACGCCGTGACTATACGGCAGACTTGGAACACTACATTACACGCAACTACGACAATAACTACGCTGCATGGGCAGACGAACAAGGGGATTACTTATGAGCATTTCATTATCAAGCGTAGCTATGATAGCTACAGTGAACATCAGCGTGTGGACAGCTCGCAAGTTGGACAGGAAAGTAAGCGAAGACGTAGACGTGGCGAACAGTACGCTCACTAAGGCGGGTAGATACCACAAGAACCTACTGGCAGGGGACGAATCACTAACGAACATCGGTAAAATAGTCAGTGAAGTTAGGACATACCATATATACATGACTTCGCCGTGGAACGATACGGGCGGTAGGTTACTAACAACGGCGAATTTTTTAGAGTACTGTGCAGGAATGGGTAAGTTAGAGAAGATGTACTGGGATTCGGTTAATGCTTTCCTACCACAGTACGACGTGAAGATTGAGGCGGCAGCGTTTCAGCTAGGCGCATTGTTTAATCGGGAAGAATACCCGACAGTAGATAACATCGCACGCAAGTTCGCATTTAACGTAGGTTATGCCCCGCTCCCTGAGAGCGGAGACTTTCGAGTTGATGTAACAAACGAGGCAGTAGACGAGCTACGCCAGCAGTATGAAACAACCTATGCGGCTAACATAGCAAAGGTACAAGATGATGCTTGGCAACGGCTATACAAGATACTGTCGCAGTTGAGTTCGTCGTTACGTATTGAGGAAGACGGCACAAAAGGGCGGTTGCATAAGAGCGTGTTCGACAGCGCATCAGAGCTATGCTCTCTACTGTCAGCATTTAACGTGTCGGGTGACACACAACTAGAACACCTACGTCAGCGGCTCGAGAACCAGATAGTAGGGATAGAGATAGAAGACATCAAACAATCCGACTTTATGCGGACACAACTTAAAACCGAGGTAGATGATATGCTCGGTAAATGGAACTAAAGGGGTTAGTCATGGGTTACAGAAGCGAAGTTATGATTGCTATGGCATTCAAAACAAAAGATGCGTTAGATGCGTTCATTGCGCCACGCTTATTACAGAAAGAGATTGCATCGAACAAGGAGTATTTTGAGCGTAGTGAGTATCACGACAGTGTCCTTGTCTTTCATGTTGATGAGTGGAAATGGAACGATTACTACCCTGACGTGCAGGCGATAATAGAGTTAATGCACGAAGTTCCCACTTATGGCGGTGCATACAGGTTCATGCGAATCGGTGAGGATACGGGTGATATTGAGCAGACAGATAGCTACGGTGAAGTCGATGCCGACGGTAACGATGAATCAGGGAACGATTGCTATGACCTCCTAGATAGCTTTAGGTTGGTAAGTATTATCGAGGCAGACCGCACCGTCCCGCTGGAGTTTTAGGGAACAGGTATTTGGCGCGGCGCACGAAGTAGTGCGGACATGTCCGCACTACTAACAACTTAAGGATTCACTCTCGCCTTTGACTGAGAGTTGGCACAACAAGAGATAAGACAATGAGAAAACCATACGATTCAATTTCAATGCAAGATGCTATCGACTTAATATCAGCAGTCGGTGATGTAACCACAGTGTTAGTACAAGGCGAGATGGGTATAGGGAAAAGCAGTATATTAAAAGCACTGCAACAACAGCACCCAGACCATGTAACGTGCTATGTAGATATAACAACCAAGGATGTCGGAGACTTTCTTATTCCACAGGTACGCCAGCTAGATGGCACGTCGGTCTGCTCATTCATACCGAACGAAGAGTTCGGCTTCCACCTCAATAAGCCTGTCATCATTATGCTCGATGAGATAGGTAAGGCGAGTAAGTCCGTGATGAATGCGTGTCTTAGACTAATGCTCGAACGTAAGCTAGGAACACACACCCTGCCTGCTGGTAGTATTGTGTTTGCGACGACTAACTTATCGGCTGAAGGCATTGGCGATAGCTTACCGCCTCACGCAAGGAATAGAGTGGACTTGGTTAAAGTTCGCAAACCGACTAGCGAAGAGTGGCGACTAGGCTTCGCATTAGGTGCAGGGATTGACCCCGTAGTCATCGCAACAGCAGGCGAGTACCCAGCAATGTTAGGGAGCTTCGAGGACTATGAACGCCCCGATATGAACGAGTACATCTATGACCCAAGAACACAACGCTCGGCGTTCGTTACACCGCGTAGCTTAGAAGCGGCAAGCACCATACTGAAGCGATGCAGACACCTATCCGAAGACGTGCTGTACCATGCGCTGATAGGTGTAATCGGTGAGAGAGCGACGATGGACATGATGAACATTCTTAAACTCGACAACACCATGCCAACCTTCAAGGAGATAGTGGCAAAGCCACTGACAGCAATAGTGCCTACCAATGGCGCGTCGGTCTGCCTCGTGGTATCAAAGATAATGTGCAACGCGACAAAAGAAACCTTCGACAACGTGATGGTATACATCGAACGGCTACCCAAAGAAGCACAAGCCCTATTCGCTATGTCTGTGATGAGTAGCAAAAGCCCACAGAGATTGGAAGCGGTAAAGAATAAACCTTTCACACAATGGTGCGTGAAAAACGGATGGATGTTCTAATGAAAGCCGAAGACAGAATAACTAAGGCACACATAGCCTTGATGAAAGACCCAAGAACACTTGCCTACTCAGGCATACTGATGGTAGGTAAAGCCGAAGTCTTAGACGACGCATTGACAGCGAGGACAAATGGTAGAGATGTGCAGTATGGCAGGGCGTTCGTTGACAAGTTGACCGACCCAGAACTCAGAGGTTTAATCCTACACGAAGCCAAACACAAGATGTATATGCACCTATTCGTATGGCGCAAGTTGATGGAAGAGGATATGGGTAAGGCTAACAGGGCGTGTGACTACGTTATCAACCTAGAGATTCATGACCTTAACCCTAGAGGAGACTTTATACGACTACCCGAAGGCGGGTTAGTAGATGAGCAGTACAGAGGACTAGATAGTGGGCAAGTGTTCAAGCTCCTAGAAGATGATGGTGGTGACGGTGACGGGCTAGATGAACACGACTGGGAAGATGCTCAGGCACTAGATGGTGATGCGTTGGCAAAGGAGATAGATGGCGCGATTAGGACAGGCGCACTACTCGCAGGTAAACAAGGCGGCGACATGGACAGGAGCTTCGATGTACTAATGACAGCACGGGTTGACTGGGCAGAACAATTACGGGAGTTCGTTAGCAATACGTGTGCTGGTAAGGGCGACAGCACATGGGCAAAACCTAACCGCAGGTGGTTATCACAAGGTATTTATATGCCAAGCCAGATAAGTGAAACAATAGGTTCGGTATGCGTAGCAATAGATACATCGGGTAGTATCGGGGGAGAGGACATAGCCAAAGCCCTTGCTGAAGTCGTGTCGATATGTGACAATACAACACCTGAGAAAGTTGACCTTCTCTACTGGGATACGAGCGTTGCATCCCATGAACAATACCGCGAGGATAACTACGCAGGGTTACTAACTTCGACTAAGCCAGCAGGTGGTGGCGGAACGAGCGTAGGGTGCGTAATGGACTACATAAAAGATAACCAACTCAAGCCTGAATGCACGATTATTATTACTGATGGGTACACAGACTTTCCTAGCGCAGTGCCACCTTACCCTGTGATTTGGGTGATGGTAGGTAGCGGCAGTGTTGTCCCACCGTTCGGAGTTACAATTAGAATAGGGTAAGGAGATTAGATGGTAATGTTAGTAGATACAGTTAAGCGCAGGGCAGTAGCGTTAGATGATGCAATCCCTACTCGTAGTATGGAGGAGGTGTTATTTGAGGATGTAGGTGAACTCCCACCTCCTATACCCGACAGGGTAGCCTTACTTAGAGTTACACCTATCAACAACCATGTGGTGGACGTAGGGATAAACAAGGGTGGAGGGATTTACTGGGTGTGTGAGATAGAGTAAAAAAAAGAAGGTAGTGCGGACAAGTCCGCACTACCCCAGAGAGGTTAGGAGTGATGCTGACCTAACTATAACACAACAAAAAAGATTAGGAGATTTAATATGGCTAAAACGCCAGAAGGTATTATCAAAGACCAAGTACGTAAAGTGCTTGAGGAGTTAGGGGCGTACTACTTCTTCCCAGCGGCGAACGGTTTTGGCAGAGCGGGTATCCCAGATGTTATCGCTTGCATCAACGGACAGTTCATTGGCATAGAGTGTAAGGCAGCAAGTAAACAACCGACAGCCTTGCAACAACGTGAGCTCGACAACATCGAGAAAGCGAAAGGAACAGGTTTGTTGGTCAACGCCGACAACATCGACAATTTAAAAACAATTTTAACAGGGGAAAGCTAATGGAATTTTTAACCTACTTAGACGAATCAAACATCGCGTACTTACTAATGGTAGTCGGGTTCTTACTTATGGCGCGACTAAACAACAAGGCTATGGACGAGAACAAACGCCTGCGTCGCCTACTTAAAAACACGGTGCTAGGAGATTAACATGAAGATTAAACCGCTACTTGCGGCGACCTGCTCAGACCTGAGCAGTGTAAAGTTTCCTGTATATGTGTCCGCAAAGTTGGATGGGATTCGCAGTTTAGTGCTTGAGGGTCAGTTGGTATCACGAACGCTTAAACCTATACCAAACAAAGCAATCCGCGAACTACTGTCAAGACCTGAGTTCAGTAACCTAGATGGTGAGCTGATTATAGGCAACCCGACGGACGACAATGTGTTTAACCGCACGTCGTCACAGGTGATGACTATGGAAGGTGGCTCTAAAGGTATGAAGTTCCATGTGTTCGACTACATTGTTGATAAGCCGTACTATGTACGGTTGGAGATGGTTAGAAGTATCTGTGCAAAGTACCCTGAACACCTTGTAGCGCTAGAGCAGATACACTGCACAGATACAAAGCTCTTAGAAGACTTAGAGAGCCGCATCGTAGGGTTAGGGTTTGAAGGGGTGATGCTACGAGATTACAAAGGACTGTATAAGTTCGGGCGTTCCACTTTGAAAGAGCAGACCTTACTGAAATTCAAACGGTTTGAAACATCGGAAGCCCATGTAGTAGGGTTTGAAGAGCTGATGCACAATGACAACGAGGCTACGAAAGATGCACTAGGGCATACAAAACGCAGTTCACATCAAGAGAACCAAGTACCCGCAGGCACGTTAGGCGCACTACTTGTGGTAGACGTTAAGACGGATGTCGAGTTTAAAATAGGTACAGGTTTTACGGCTGATGACCGCAAGAAAATCTGGGACAAACAAAGCTACTACGAAGGTGGTGTGGTTAGCTATCAGCATTTCCCAGTAGGTGTAGTAGACAAACCCCGATTCCCTAGCTTCAGAGGGTTTCGGAACAAAATTGATATGTAGGAGAACACCATGAACACAGCAGTCTTATTACTAACATTAAAAATCTTAACCGTTCACACAACAATGGACGCGAAGGGTAGTCACATCGCCGAAGACAGATACACGCTAACGACAGGCACTATCCACTATGAAACGATGATGGCGTGCAGAAATGGGCGTGAAGAACTTGCTCTAGCTTACGGGGCATACGGGATGGCAAAGTCACCAACCGAAATCGTCAGTGCGGTGTGCATCGACAGAACAATGGGGTCAGTACAATGAGAGATGACAGATTTACATTAGCCGTCGCCTTGATAGGCGTCCTTATCGGCGCAGTCATTAGTGGCGGGGCGTACACGTTTACGCACAAGGGCTATCATGAAATCATCAAGACTAATATTGGGGAGTTTATCCTGCGCGACGGGAAGATTTACACGGTGTATGAGATGCAGCGTGACATGATGGGGGTAAAATAACATGGCAATAATCACACTCGACTTTGAAAGTTTTTACAGTAAGACCTATAGCCTATCTAAGCTAACGACGGAGGAGTATGTTAATGGTGATGAGTTTGAAGTTATCGGTGTAGGCGTTAAGGTAGGGGAAGCGGCGACGAGCTGGCATACAGGGAGCAAGGAAGAGATAGCGCAAGCCTTACACGAGTACGACCTACCAAACAACACGCTCTTGTGCCATAACACCTTCTTTGATGCAACGATACTGTATGAGTTCTTTGGTATCACCGCTAAGAAGAATCTCGACACTCTGTCGATGGCTCGTGCGATACATGGCATATCAGTAGGTGGTAGCCTCGCAAAACTAGCAGAGCACTACGAGCTTGGGGTTAAGGGGGATGAGGTTGTGAACGCACTGGGTAAGCACACCAAAGACTTCACGCAGGAAGAGCTTGCAAGGTACGGTGAGTATTGCATTAACGATGTGGAGCTGACCCACGACTTATTCTTTAAACTCCTATCTCAGTTCAATGTGCAGGAGCTGACCCTAATCGATATAACTATTAAGATGGCGGTAAAACCTACATTAGTAGTAGACTTACCTATGCTAGAGAGCTATCTGTACGAAGTAAGAGAAAAGAAAGAAGCCTTAATAAACTCTATCGAGGCAGACAAATCACAGATAATGAGTAACCCTAAGTTCGCTGCGTTACTCGAAGGGCTAGGGGTTGAACCCCCTATGAAAGTGTCACCTACTACAGGAAAACTTACTTATGCTTTTGCAAAAACAGATGATGGGCTTAAAGCACTACTGGAACACGCAGACCCAACCGTTCAAGCACTGGTCGCAACCCGACTCGGAGTTAAGAGTACCATTGAAGAAACACGAACAGACCGTTTTATCGAAATTGCTAAACGAACTGATTACTTACCCATACCGTTAAACTATTACGGGGCGGCGACAGGGCGATGGTCAGCTTGTTTAGTTGCAGATACAATGCTTAAAGTGTATGATGTAGTCGAAGGGGTAGTAGACAAACGTATTGTCGATGTTCTCCTAGATGACCTTATATGGGACGGGGAAGAGTTTGTATCTCATGAGGGTGTAGTGTTTAACGGGTATGCAGAGGTGATGTCATATGACGGAATTACAGGAACAAAAGACCACATCGTGTTCACAGAAGATGGAGAGAGGACTCTACTTGAAGCACTGCAAGGACAAAGTAGAATCTCGATTGCAGATAGCGTTACAGAAGACAAAGTGGAGTCCGCTAGAATCTTTAAGGTTACCGACAAAAGCTAAACTGCTGTGCAGATGTATTTGCGGTAGGGAGTACAGGGTTAGGGTATCCGACATACTATGTGGGGGTTCGCTACAATGTAGAGCCTGTAGTGATAGAGCGTGGGGAGATGCACGACAAACACCCCTAGAGGAATTAAAGAGAAGAGCTGAAGTAGGTGTTAAAGTTAGGGAAGGAAATAGACTTAAGGCATGGGGATACTACTGGGATACGTACACCATCTTAGAAGTACAGAGAGTAAGGAGTATTGCCTCTGGGGCTAGGTCTAGGTGTACTAACAAAAACAACAAGTCATACGCTAACTATGGGGGCAGGGGGGTAGAGTGTAAGTTCCCAACAACAGAGGTAATGACTAAGTGGCTGCTTGATAATTTAGGTGTTCGACCTTCGGATAGGCACTCAATAGATAGAATAGATAACAACGGGCACTACGAACCTGGAAATATAAGGTGGGCATCCCCTTTAGAGCAAGCACGGAATAAACGTCAGTACAAGTGCACTCAACGGGGGGAGCAGATAAGGTACATACTATCCCAAAGACAAGACCTAACACACGAATGCGTTAGAGCGTGGATAAAACAAGGGTTTTCTGTAGAGCAAATACTAAATAGGAGTAAACATGATAGAGCCTGTATATGATATAAAAAACTGCGGACCACGACATAGGTATGCAGCGAATGGGAAATTAGTACACAACTGCGGTGGGCAACGGGCAAATTTCCAAAACCTACCTAGAAACTCTACGCTCAAGAAGGCTATCGTTGCACCAGAAGGTTATGTGGTAGTGGGGGCTGACTTATCTAACATTGAGCTACGAGTAGGGTTATGGGTATGCGGCGAGATGGAAGCACTCAAGTCGTTAGGTGAAGGTCGGGATTTGTACAAAGAGTTCGCCAGCTTAGTGTTTAACGTAGCGTATGAGGACGTGAGTAAAGACCAACGGTTTATTGGTAAAACATCTCAGCTCGGTCTTATCTTCGGTGTCGGTGCTGGGAAACTACGGGAAGCTATTAAGGTCGGGTCAGGCACAGACATCGGTGAGATGGAAGCGAAGCGCATCGTTGACTTATACCGTGCAACCTACAAGGGGGTGACAGCGTTTTGGAAGACGTGCACAAATGCTATCACCGCAATGGGTAACGACGAGGGGTTTACTTTTGGGCAAGACGGGTTGTATGTAGCAGAAGGTAAACGAGGTGTTAAGTTCCCTTCAGGGTTGTATATGCAGTACCCACTACTAGCAAATGTGGTAGATGAAAAGACAGGTGAGAAAGGGTACAAGTATAAAATGCGTAACGGTTATGATAGACTTTACGGCGGTAAATTGACTAATAATTTAGTACAGGGAACGGCACGTTGCGTTATGTCAGAGGCAATGGTTCGCATTGCAGATAAGTACCAGATTGCTCTAACGGTACACGATGCGCTATATATTGTTGTGCCAGAAGCTGAGGCACAGGAAGCCTTAGATTATTTAATTGAAGAGATGTGCAAACCACCGTTGTGGATGCAGGGCATCCCACTAGCGGCTGAGGGTGGGTGGGGTAGAAGTATCGCAGATTGTTAAGGAGGAAAGATGGATATGTATGATGCTATAGCATTACAGGTAACAGCGGTTGTATTACTAGGAACGACGATATGGTTATCTCTAAAATAGCCCCCGTTGAAAGAGTTGAGCAAGTGCACCCACATAAACATTCGTGGGTGTTGTATCAAGACAAACGGTATAGGTGGTGTAGGGACTGCAAGAAAATAGAACCTGCCACGACGTTTAGAGTTCCGAGTTAAGGAACAGGTAGTGTAAATTTACGAGGGTAGACCATGTTTAAAGTTCAAAAGTTACGCGATGATGCTATTATACCAAGTCGCGCTCACCCAGAAGATGCTGGGTTGGATATACACTGCGTTGACAGCTTCACACTGTTAGTCGGTGAGCACAAGCTGATACACACAGGGATAGCCATAGAGATACCTAAAGGATACGAAGCCCAGATTAGACCACGGTCAGGGTTGGCTATGAAGCAGTGCATTACAGTATTAAACGCGCCAGGCACAATAGATTCTAATTATAGGGGTGAGGTTGGCGTGGTACTTATTAACCTAGGCAGTGCACCTAGCACGTTTAAGTCAGGCGATAGAATTGCCCAGATGGTATTCGCCAGAGTAGATTTGTCTGAACTAACTGAAGTAGATACCTTGAATAAATCAACCAGAGGTACTAGTGGGTTCGGCTCAACAGGGGTGTAGCAGTGGTGAGTATAGACTATATAAAAAAACAATTGGGTGTTACAGAAATGCAGGTTAAAATAGCTATTTATAGTGGCGCATTACCCAGACCTACTGACATGGATGAATGGGAGGAAGACCATATAAAACCCTTCTTAGACAATTGGCAGGCGCGGATAGACCGTAGCAGGGAGGAAGTACGATGACGTATGTGCAGTTGTTCCACAAGTTAGATACACCCCAGAAGGATGCCTTCTGTGACAACCTCCTAAACTTAGGGCTAGTGAGTGAGCTTAACCCTACGGCATGGAACAAAACAATTAAGGCAGCTATCAAAGGGTCTAAAGGTACAGTAAAAAAACTATATCAAGCCTTTAAACCCCTAGAACCTGCTCAACGTAGTAAATTTTTTCAATCAATGGTAGATGAGGCTAGAAGACAAGATGAAACATGAAAAAGTGTGTGAGTTGGCATTACTGATGTTTGATAGCGGGCATTTGACATTACCTGAGCGTGAAACCCTTCTCGCAGAATGGTTTGAACAAAATCCGATTGAGCCTGCGGTTGTACGCCGTAGCACCCACCCCTTCGCAAGGTCGCAGCAATATATGCCCGACTGGACTAATTGGGTTGACAAAGATGGTGCTTGTTTTTGGCATGAATAAACCCATCCCAAATAGATGTAATCACTAAAGCAACTGGAGAATAAAATGGAACATGAAACAGAAAACGTAGATAACACAGATTTAATCCGTCAGATATATGAGCTTACACATGAAGCGGCGGTAGGCAATAGCCCAGCGATTCGACTACGGCTAGAAGAACTGTATAAAGAAGCAGAACTCAGAGGAGTAATGTGATGGAAACCGTAATGGGTATGGCATTAAGATTAGGTATGCACTTGGGTGGTAAGAGTATATCTGCTGCTGAGTTAAGGGCAGCTAGACTATACGCAATAGCTAAATTCAATGAGGACAAACCAAAAAAACTAACCCCCGAGGAATTAAAAAGAAACCAGAAAAAATACCGCACAACCAATAGAGAAGCGATTATAGCGCAGCGGAAAGTGTATTACGAACAGAACGGTGATCAGCTACGCGCTGCGAAACGTGAAGCATACCGTCTATCAAAGGAGAACGGCGATCATATAAGGATTGCGAAACGTGCAGCGTACCGCCTATCAAAGGAGGGTAACCGTGTTACTTGAACATGAGATGTTGACAGAAGTTGCGAGACATAAGTTGGGTACGACCTATCCAGAGCTGGCTGATTACTTTATGTTATCCGCGACACAAGTAAGGGAAGCCATGCTACCTCTAATAATAGACGGTAGAGTTATCAAAGGTGAATCTATAGGGGCAGAGGGCGTACTAATCACCATAACACAAAAAGGTAAAGATGCGTTGACCGCAGCGAAAGTCAAAGCAAAAGCTGCTATAATAGATAAAAAGTCACGTCCGTTGAAGGACGTAAATCCACCCAATGATGCAGTTACCCGACCCGTGCATTACACGGTAGGTAAAATTGAGTGTATCGACGCAATGCGTTCAATGTTGTCGGCGGATGAGTACATAGGTTTCCTACGAGGAAATATCTTCAAGTATCAATGGCGATACCGTATGAAGAATGGTTTAGAAGATCTGCGTAAAGCGCAGTGGTATTTAGATAGATTATTAGAGGCAAGTTAAATGAGCACAGGCAGTGACAACACTGACCATGCGACGTACCAAGAGATGCTAGTTAGAGACAAAGCTATCAACATCATACGGCGAAGGGCAGGTAGTTTAGATACAAGCAATCCTAAAGGGTTATGTCTGTCCTGTGGGAGACCTACAGGACAGGCAAAAAGGTGGTGCAACGCAGCGTGTAGAGATTCGACAGATGAAACCTAAAATAATGCGGGTTAAGGGGGTGTGGTGGTGTTGTTATGGAATGGAGTGCGTAGCAGGGAAGACACCCGCGCTTGCCTACAACAGGTGGTTATCGTTAGTAGGGTACAGAAATGAAGATTCCTAGCTTCACATACAGTTCGATAAGCCGCTTTAAGACCTGCCCTAAACAGTACGAAGCACATCAAGTCCTAAAGTATGTCCCCTTCGTGGGCACTACAGCTACTATATACGGTACGGACTTGCACGAAGCGGCGGAAAACTACATCGGTAAGGGTGATGAGTTGCCGGGGAGGTTTAGTTTTGTTAAGAACTACCTAGACATCTTAAAAAATATTCCCGGTGAGAAACTGTGTGAGTACAAGATGGGGATCGCCAAAACAGAGGACGGGTATACCTACTGCGATTATGAATCCCCTTTAAGATACTGGAGAGGGATTGCAGATTTAGTTATTATAAATAACGAAGAAGAGAAGGCGTGGGTTATCGACTATAAAACAGGGAAGTCGGCGAAGTATGCGGACACAACGCAGCTGGCTTTAATCGCTGCGGCGATATTCCTTGAGTTCCCCCATATCAAAACCGTTAAAGGGATGTTATTATTTGTTGTGTCAAACGAGACAGTTAAGGATGAGTACGAGTATAGTAATCGTTTCGAGGTGTTTAGTAATCTATCACTACTATTAGCACGGCGAGCCGTAGCCTATGAAACGAATGTATTCAACGCCATCCCTAATGGTCTTTGTAGGAAGTGGTGCCAAGCTACACGCTGCATTCACAACGGAAACTATAAGGAGGCGTAATGCCGTACAAGAATAAAGAAGACCGCAATGTTAAGCGGGAAGTAGAGTTAGAAAAAGTACGCCCTGGTGCATACGAGGCTAGGCTAACAAGGCAACGTGCAAGATACGCTTATGATAAGGCAGGGATAGATAGAAAGGGTAAGGACATAGACCACGTACACGGCACTGAAGCGGGGAATGGTACTAGCAATTTAAGGTTACGAGAACCTTCGGTTAACAGGTCGTTCCAACGTAACAGCGACCACACAATGAAAAAGAATGAACCGCCTAAGAAAACCGTAGTCAAGAAGGTAGTTAAGAAAACCGTAGCCAAGAAGGTTACACCTAAAGGGAAGAAGTAATGCAAGTATCTGTGAAGTCTATACGGGTAATGGCAAGTGAGTCGGGCTTACCCGAGAGCTTAGTGGAGCGTCACCTAGACGCTCTCTGCGCCTTATCCTTACGAACCAGGGCAAGCGAAAGAAAACTCTGCCTAAACAAAGTCAAAGCGTGGTATTTTAGTAGCGCAAAAAACAAAGCCCCACTATTTGAAGTATTAAACGATAACTGAGTCACTCCCATAAGGAGTTGAGAGGAAAAAATGGAAGTATCAGTCATACATGACAAAGTGCTGTCTATTAAGACAGCCAACCCAACTGCGATTACAGACACTATAGGTAAGAGCAAAATAGCGGGTGAGAGCGGCGGTATATACGACGTGTGGGTAGACTTTAGTTTAGGTACAGCACACATCTTAAATAACATGAACATACCTAACGTACCTTCGCCCATCCGCACACAATATGCTTGGGCTGGTGTGTACAAACCCTTTGACCACCAGCGAGTTACGTCAGAGTTCCTAACACTCAACAAAAAAGCATTTTGTTTTAATGAAATGGGTACAGGCAAAACAAACTCCGTTATCTGGGCAGCGGATTACCTAATGCAACTAGGTGTGGTGCGCCGAATGCTTGTAGTCTGCCCACTATCTATTATGGATGCCGCATGGCGTAGGGATTTGTTTAGGACAGCGATGCGCCGCTCAGTTGAGATTGCTCATGGGGACAGGCACAAACGCGCAGCGATTATTAACGGCGATGCTGAGGTTGTCATCATTAACTTTGACGGCGTAGAAATAGTAGAACAAGAGATTGCAGCTGGAGGGTTTGATTTAATTGTAATCGATGAAGCCACGCATCTAAAAAATGTATCGACATTCCGGTGGCGAGCAATGAACCGCCTAATAACAGCAAACACGTGGCTATGGATGTTAACGGGGACACCTGCGGCGCAGTCCCCTGTAGATGCCTACGGCTTGGTTAAACTAGTAAACCCTAAGAATGCGCCTAGAACATTTAACTCCTTTAGAGACCTAGTTCAGATACGCACGTCACAGTTTACGTTTCAGTCAAGACCCGAAGCAGGTCAGATTGTCCATGCCTTACTGCAACCTGCGATACGGTTTTCTAAGGAAGAGTGTTTAGATTTACCTGAGTTAACATACCAAACAAGAGAGATCCCTTTATCTGCACAGCAAGCGAAGTATTACAAACTCCTCAAAAAGGAAATGCTTATGCAAGCGGGGGGCGAGGAAGTTTCAGCGGCGAACGCAGCGGTGGCTTTAAACAAACTTCTCCAGTTATCTGCTGGCGCAATATACACCGACTCTGGGGAGGTAATGGAGTTCGATGTCAAGGCTAGGGGGCAGGAGCTGTTAGATGTAGTGGCAGAATCTTCGCACAAGACAATTGTGTTCGTTATGTTTAGGCACACTATTGAGATAGTAGAAAAACTACTGATTGAGGCAGGGTACGCAGTGGGTGTAATTCACGGCGGTATAAGTGCGGGGAAACGCGCAGAGTTATTTGATTCTTTCCAAAACAACCCTAAACCGCAGATACTCGTAATTCAGCCGCAGGCAGCGGCGCATGGAGTAACACTTCACGCAGCGAACACAATTGTGTGGTGGGGATTAACGATGTCCCTAGAAACCTACAAGCAAGCCAATGCGCGTATCCATCGAGCAGGGCAAGTGAACAAATGCAGTATCGTCCATTTAATAGGATCACCTGTAGAGAAGAAAGTATTGACCGTACTAGAAAGTAAAGGGGTAGCCCAAACTAAACTACTAGATTTATATAAAGAAGAGATAAACTAATATACTATAAATAAACACATACAAAAGTGTTGACACGGTATAAAGCATACATTATACTTATCACACTTTCTAAGAATCAACAGAGGGGTAACGTATGGAAGTGCAGAATGTAGAGCAGTTAATAAGAATTTATATTAAGATGCGCGACGCTAAACAACAATTGCAACGCGATTACGACAAAGCAGTAAATGATATAGTGGCACAACAAGATCTAGTGCAGCGAGCGATACTAGATCTTTGTAAAGATACGGGGTCAGATGGTTTCAAGACCTCAGCAGGAAGCGTATCTCGGACAGTTAAGACGAGGTATTGGACAAACGACTGGCACAGTATGCAGGAGTTTATTAAGGAGCATGATGCGTTTGACTTGATGGAGCAGCGAGTACATCAAACAAATATGAGGAGTTTCCTAGAAGAGAACCCAACGCTCATGCCTCCAGGCATGAGTATAGATAGTAGATACGTTATTACAGTGAGGAAGAAGTGATGGAAGTAGAAAAAGAAACAGGAACAGAGTATTTGACTTTACCAGAGGCTCTACAGATACTAGGAGTTTCCCGACAAACCTTATTCAGTTTACGTAAGTCTGGAAGATTAACAACCTTCCGTAAGGTAAGTACAATCCTAGTAAGCGCAGATGAAGTAAGAGAATTATTAACAATTACACCTATAACAATTACAGAGGTTAGTGATCATGAGTAACGAAATGAGCTTATTTACATCAGGCGCAGCAATCCCAGCACACATCGCAAAAAGAGAATTGAGCGAAACAACCAAAGCCCTTATGGGTGGGGGCGGTGCATCAGAATCACGCCGTATCTCAGTAAGAGGAAACATCTTTCGCTTAACTGTCGGCGGACAAGAGATAGCAAAGAACGAAGACCGTGCAATGAATATCATCATTGCGGCAGCTGCACCTAAAACGTCTCGCACGTACTACTCTGCTACCTACCAAGAAGGTGTTGCGGTTTCACCCGACTGCTGGAGCGCAGACGGCGACCAACCTAGTAGCACCGTTGCTCAACCAGAAAGTGTCAACTGCGCTACGTGTACAAAAAACATCGCTGGGTCAGGGCAAGGTTCAAGTAGAGCCTGCCGCTACACGCACAGATTAGCTGTACTGCTAGAGAATGACATTACAGGCAATGTGTATGAGTTAACCCTAGCTGCAACGTCGCTGTTCGGTAAGGGCGAAAACGGCAAGATGCCTTTGTTCCAGTATGCTAAACAATTAGCTACGCACGGTATGAACGTCACTGACGTAGTAACGGAACTTAGGTTCGACACAGATTCTGCTACACCCAAAATGGTATTCCGCGCAGTGAGACCTTTAGAAGTTTCGGAGTTGGAAGCGGTGTTAGATAAAGGGTCTTCACTAGAAGCAATCCAAGCAGTAACCACAAGTTTCCAACCCGTAAAGACAGACGGTAGACCTGCCAAAAGTACTAGTGCGCCGCAGGGCTTTAACGTAGCTGAACCCACCGTTAGGGAGAACAAGAAAGCGGCAGGGGTACCGGCTGCAACACCAGATTTAGCAAGTGCTCTGCAAGATTGGGCGGATTAGTTACTAGGCTCGGATAAGGGGCAGGATATCCTGCCCCTTTTTTTACCTTAAATTTTAGGAAACAGGTATGAACAGTTTAGATTTTTTCGCTACAGTGTTAGCAGACAGTGGTATTTACTGCGCTGTGGGGCTAAAACCAGGGAGGGCACCTAACCAAGTATTCTTTGATTCTTACGAAGAGATAATAGCATGGGGTGAGGCGCAAGCTGCAACAGGCACAAACGCTTACTTTGGGGTAGCCACCTATAAAAGTAGGCTTAATAGAAGTAAGAAAAATACAGATATGTTCAAGTCTATGTGGGTGGATTTAGACATAGGCAAGGGAACGCAATACGATACACAAGCAGAAGGTGTAGAAGCACTACGAGAATTCTGCCAATCAACAGGAATGCCTAAACCAACTATTGTGTCCTCTGGGCTGGGTCTTCATGTGTATTGGTCGTTCTCGGAAGCCGTTGGATACAATGTTTGGAAACCCCTAGTCGTCGCACTGACAGGGCGGATATTAACTGAGAAGTTTGCGGTTAAAGATCTCGCACCTATAACACAGGATGCCGCTAGGATTTTAAGAATACCCAATACCTTGAACTTCAAACTGGGTGAAGACAGAGCTAAAAAAGTTAAAATATTGTTTATCGGAGATAGTGTAGGCGCAGAAGTTTATGAAGAACTACTCAAACCAGAATCGATACTAGACCCTTTAATTGAAGCAGAACTATCTTCCACGAAGAGTACGTTAAACGACACCACTAAAGCCTTATTAGGTAACATCATCTATAAGTTCTCACGGGTTATGCAAAAGAGTTTGAGTGGCAGCGGCTGTGCTCAAATGGCACATATATACTTAAACCAGAACGACGTGGATTATAACTTGTGGCGAGCAGGGTTATCTATCGCTGCGTTTTGTGTAGACAAAGAATCGGCTATCCATAAGCTGTCTAGTGCTAACGACGACTACTGCCCTGCGGAAACCGACATAAAAGCCAGCGATATAAAAGGACCTTACCTATGCAGTACGTTTAATTCAATAAACCCAGAACTATGCGTGGGATGCAAACACATAGGGACGTATGTCAGTACGCCACTGCTACTAGGTAAAGACATACTAGAAGCGACACCTATGGATAATCTTATTACGGCTGAGAGCGCAGAGTTAGGCACTATCGACATCGAGATCCCACCCTACCCCTTCCCATACAGCAGAGGACCTAACGGCGGAGTGTACGCAAAAGGCGCACTAGAGGAAGGCGAGGAAGGCACACCAGACAAAATCTTAGTATATGAAAACGACTTCTATGTTGTAGGTAGACGTACTGACCCTAACGATGGGGAAGTGCTGCATCTACGGCTTATCCGCCCACATGACGGCGTGAGTGACTTCGTAGTACCTTTAGCAACCATATCAGCAGGAGATAGATGTAGGGACTTCCTATCCTACAGAGGGGTCGCCGCTCATGGCAACCAGATGAAACTAATAATGACCTACCTAGTCACATGGACAAAACACTTGCAGAACACTACCAAAGCAGAACTAGTACGGGTGCAGTTTGGGTGGACACCTGATAATGCGTCTTTCATTATCGGCTCACGGGAACTATCAAAAGGGGAACCACCTAAATACAGCCCTCCTTCATCTACAACACAACAAGCTGTCGGGCACTACACAAAAGCAGGTTCTCTAAGCGCATGGACAAATGTTGCAAATACTTACAGCGCACAGGGGAATGAAGTTAGGGCGTTTGCCTTATTCTTAAGTCTAGGTGCACCAATGTTTAAGATCTTCGCTTTAGGCGGGGCGATACTGCATCTTACTAATGCGTCATCAGGTGTAGGTAAATCAACTATCCAGTATGTAGCCAACAGTGTATGGGGGCACCCGACACGCACGATGTTAATTAACGACGATAAGATATTAGCCAAGTACCAACGCATGGGCATCATCCAAAACCTTATCCTATGTATTGACGAGCTGACCAACCTACCGGCAGAAGACATAAGTGATCTAGCTTTTGGTATTTCTAACGGGCGAGGTAGAAACCGTATGAGTGCATCAAGTAACGTAGAAAGGGTTAACAATACTTCATGGGCGATGCCTTGTATCACATCAGGTAACAACAGCTTGCACGAGGTATTGCAGACACTAAAAGCCAACCCAGAAGGCGAAACGCTACGTATCTTAGAACTAGAAGTTACTCGTGCGGACAACCTAACCAAACAACAAACAGACCAACTATTCTCGCGGGATTTGATTTCTAACTACGGTCACGCCGGGGACATAATGATGCAGTATGTCTTAGATAACTACGACGCTTGTGTGAAAGAGTTATTCGAGATTCAAGAAGAGTTCGATAAGAGTGCGGGGCTAGTTCAACCAGACCGGTATTATTCAGCCTTAGTAGCAACCGCTATCTTTGGTGGGCGTATAGCCAACGCATTAGGGTTAGTAGATATTCCTGTTGAGCCTGTTGTAAATTACATACGTTCCAAAGTAGGACACACGATTAAACCACGCACGGCACAAGAAGATGTATCCTCTGCTAACTTAGGGTTATTCATGTCCGAGAATATGCAGAACCAACTAGTCATACTAAACAGAGCACCCGCAATTGCTGGGGCATTTAACGTCCCTATTGAAACACCTCGCGGCGCACTAGTGATACGCAGGGAAACGGATACGAACAGAGCATACATAATTGCAGCGGTGATGAAGACGTGGTGTGCTAAGAAACAAATATCGTATAAGTGCATGACAGACGACCTACGAAAGCAGGGTATCCTACTAGATATTACAAAAATCAGAATGTCCGCAGGGACGGTGCAAGATAGCCCAGCGGTTGTGGCACTTGTGCTGGACTCGTCATTCTTAAACTAAAAAAAGGAGCCTAGGCTCCTTTTTTTACATAGGCAATTTATGGTACCACTTACTATACCTCTCGTGGGCTACCTGAACCTTTTTGTTTATTAGATCCTCCTTAACCTTCTTCTGAGCTGCATTTAGGTTTTTGCTGTTATGGATCTGACGTAGTTGCGCGTGCAAGTCATCTACGGTTTTAGTGGTTAGGTTAGTCGCTGTGATTAACGCTGGGTTTAACAACGCTTTATGTTCCAGTTTATATGCCTTAGCTTCAGCCGGCAGTTTATCTTTCACCAAACTGTTGTAGGTATTGTTAGCAGTCTCTACTTCTCGTCGTACTTTATAAGACAAGTTGGTTGCTTCAAACGAATCCCCCACAGGCACTATACTGGACGTTCCAGGAACCATTCTAACTAGCTCACGAAGTGAGTGATCTTTAACAGACACATTAGAAGCGAAACTGGCGACGTTACTGGCTACCAACACGAGTTTACCCGTACCACTAAACAAGCTCGAAACTATATGATCAAACTTAATAGGAGACATCCCGACCTTACCGGCTATCTTACCCAACTCAGAGGTAGACGTATCGTACTGCTCTGCGGTAGCTCGGCGTTGTAATCGCTCAGGAACAATAGGGCGTTCTGTAAAGAAGTCATAGTTAGCGCCGTACTGCGCAATCTCTTTAAGCAGTGGAGGAGTCATCGGCGCACCTAGCCCCGATGCCATAAACAGTGTGTGCAATAGAGCATCTCTTGTCTGAGCAGCGTCTTCTCGACCTACCAACGCCTGGTATAAATGATTTCCGCCGACAAAAGGCATAGACCAAATATCGGGGCGGATAGCAAGTGATACTGGCGAATTCCCACCAAGTAGGAAGATACGGGAATCCTTGTCACGGTTACTTTTTTTCTTGAACTCATCATCATCATCATCTAACAAGCTACCATAAAGCACGTTGTGCACGAGGGCCATAGCCATCATAGTAAGAGAACTAGACACTAGTCGCTTATACACTTCTGCCTTATCTTGGTGAGCAAGACCTCTACCCGCTATCACTTGAAATGCCGCACGTTGTGCTTGTATCGTGGCACCCATAAACGGAACATTAGAACGCCACTGCTCTAGTACAGCAGAAGCGCCCCGTCTACGAAAGTTAATAACATCAAATGCGCGTTGCGTCGCAATTGCCTTCGCATTAGGATTACCCTTAAGCTCTTCCATAGATCGCTTATATACCGCCTGACGAATAGCATTATCCCCCGCCATCGCAAACTTCTCTAACTTCGTTTTAAGACCACGCCACGCTTTTGCCGTTACAGTTTTAGCCTCGTCGTCGTAATGCGTGTGGAACGATATGTCATGGATATGGGTGGATTTAGAATCAGCGATGTTATCTTTCACGCCCACTGCGCCCATACGTTTAAGGATTTGGTGCGTATCTGTATCTTTCTTAGAAAACGCCGTGGTACCAAACTCGGTAGCTAGGTCATAAGCCAGTTTAAAAGGGTTCTTAATACCTGCTGTGAAAAACGCAGAGTATATATCTTGAGGTAGCTGACCTATTGTAAAGGTAGGGGCTAAAACGATACCGCTCCGCATGATGTTACCAGACACAGTCAATAATGGCACTATCAGGGCCGCTGACGGTGTCCCTCTAAAGGCACTTGCCATTAAAACATCCTCAAACATCCAAGACTGTTTTTTACCGTGAGAATAGATTACAACTGTTTTAGCTTTATCTTCGGCGGACTGAGAACCATGTACGCGTGTTACTGTCCCTACAGGCATAGACTTACGCATTACGTCTATTAGGTCCGTTGCTTTCTTAGCGCGAATAGCCGACGTAAAACTTATCTGACTCCACGCTTCCATGTTGGACATAATATCCATAACATCTCGCTCAGAACCTTTGAGTTTTTTGTTAGACATCCCGTTTGTCAACGCAGATACCCTATGACCGCCTACGTTATTATCCCCCATACCTTCAATGAAACTGTCTAAGGAATCGGTGTCTGTTAGGTTCTCCATAACACGGTTGAAAGGGACATAAGCCAGCGCCTTCGCATAAGCGTCAGCTTTTTCTTGGCTAAACAACCCAGATTTAACTAGGGTTTTGATAAGGTTAGCCCTAACTGCGTGCCACATCTTCTCAGCTTTTACGAACTCTTCTATACTGCCGTACGCATCTGCCGTAGCCTGGCTCTTTGCTTTGTTAGCCCCATCCCTTTTTAAGACAGCCCTAATTTCCTTAACCTTCTCAAGCCACACCGCTTTTTCGTCTTTATCTACTATAGCATTGGCAGCAGCCTCGTGGCTTTCGGCTTCCTCAAAAAGCTCCAGTATTCGCTTAGACACCATATAGTTTGTAAAGTAGGCGTGTGTCTCACGCTGCGTCCAGCCTTGTTTTGCGCCACCATCATCGACCAACTGGCGGAGACTGACTAAGTTGTCCTTAGAATCTATAGAAGACCATATCCCCATACTGTCAAAATCTCCTCCCCCTACCATCGTAAACTCCGCTGCAACAGAGGTTACATTCACCGTCTGCATTTGATTAGATCTAGTCAGGGCAGTTAGGGTGTATTCGGTGGCCGCTCCTATTTTCTCTAGGTAGCGGCGAAGTGAGTTAACCAGCACCGCATCGTGGCTCATATACTGCTGTTCAAAAATATCGATTGCCCTAGTGAGGTTAGACATCATAGGTTTTTTACTTACCGTCCAACTTTCTTTAGCTGTAGGTACGTTCTTTTTGTCCAGCTCAACTTGTGCTTTTAGTTTGTTTGCTACTGAGTACACGTACTCTGATTTCTTACCGTATACAGGGTCTTTTACCATCAGAATACTTCCGATTTGAATAACTCTTGAACCTGATTTTATAGGCTGCATAGTTTTTCTATCGTAGAAGTACGAATGACGTTCTGGGTCCATACCCACTTGCACCCAATCAGGGTCAGTCATTGCTTCATCCGCTAATCGTTTAGCTTCCTTAGCAGACATATTAACGTATTCACCGTCAACCGTAGCCAAAGGATATTTATCACGCGTTGTGCCAGCTATTTTTAACGCATTCGCTTCCTCAATACTAAATTTAGGATTATCCGCAACGGCGTGACCGTAGTAGGCAAGGGGCGTAGCTGTATCTACACCAAATATAGAATTCTTTTTGGTATTTCCTTCGTGAGCAGTCACCGCCCAAATCCCAAACCGTTTATAGGCTGGGATATCTAAGCGTAGTTTTACTTTATACCCGTCTGGGACAGGTCTATTTATATTAACGGCTTGCTTATCTTTTAATGCTCCCTGCATTTCAGCTTCTGTTGCAGGGGTAGGTAGAGATTGGTAAGGCTCAACGGGTTTATATTTTTCAACTAAAGCGTCATGCGCTTCTGCTAACTTTCTAAACTCTGGATTAGACCGAGCAAAGTCTTCAACATCCTTAATGGATACCTCTTTAGCTAAGTTCCCTTTTGTACCTCTAACAAGCATCCCATTATCATACAGCACATCCATCATCTTCTTTGCAGATTCAGTGAGTTCTGGTACGCGTTGTAATATTTGTTCATGGGGCATACCTATACGAGAATTCTCTCTAGGTTTTTGAGCGTAAGCTGTATCACCGTCGAACCGCACAATCGCATCTTCTTTGCTGATACCTTGAGACGTGTAAGGCGTTGAATCTTTACGCTGTTCTGGTGTGAAATCTTTACGAGCCTCAACGTCCCTAGCTTCAATTTCACCAGAGATTAATTTATACACCCTATGTTTCACCGTACTGGGGACTAAAGCGTATAGCTCGCTACTACGCTCCCTGATGTCTTTTTCAGTACTATATTTTAACTCCCTAAGCTTATCTAGCGGTTCTTTGTACTTAGTATTTAACTCTCTAATCGCTCTGGAGGGGTTGAGATATGTCATTGACTCATAATGAAGCCTATTAGCCTCGTCACCTAATACCCTAATCTTGGAATTTATATAATCTCTACCTGCTCCGAGCGGCGCATCAAAATGCTCGTCTTGTAAGGCGGTCACAGCAATTCTATTTTTATCGATTGCGTCTTTAGTAAATTGATACTTATCCGCATACTCACTACGAGTTTTGGTTTCAATAGACTTCATTCTTCCATCTATAATTTTTTTGATGTTATCTATCTTAGCGTTAATACCTTCTAGTTTAGCCAAAGATTTATGAAGCACGTTTATCTCACTGAGGCTTTTACGGACTTTACTTATGTCTTTCTGCACCCAATCTTTCATAATTTTATTTGTACTCACATCACTAAGAATATATTTTTCTAACGTGTTAAGTAGGTTCTCGTCATAATTTTTAACAGAGTTAGAGTTACCTCCTGACGCGAAACCTTCTTTATCTTGTATCCAATGTTGTATCTCATGGATAATGGTGCTTCTAGGGTCCTCAGCATACGGGGTAACAACTATCTCGTTTTTACCTTTGTCATACCAACCGTTTGTGCTTTGAGACCAGTCAAAAAACGGGCTTTTTATTTCAAATTTAATATCCGCTGCATCAGGGTACTGCTTGTACAGTTCTGGGTTATCTAATACCTCACCTACTGTGAACTTAGTTTTTTCTGGGATAGCTTTAAAATCTTGTTTATACTTAGCTACGCTATCATCGACTTCAAACCGCCACTTATCATCCATCCCTAAAAACCAACCCGTATCTTTACGGATAGAGTCAACATCTACGCCTTCTTGTTCCATTTTAGTTGCGCGGGCTAAGGCAGGGGTATCCGCACCTAACGCTTTCTGTCCAACATAAGAAAAAGCTGTACCTTCTCTAACAGAACGCGCAGATGTTAGAGATTCTTTGCGTAGCGCTTTAGCTGCAAGGTGGTGGATATCCGCTTCTGTGATGCTAAGTCTTGCACCGAAGGTTGTGCGTACCCAGTTTTTAATAGCGGCGACTGTCCGTTTTACAATAGGCAAATGAGGGGCGTTCTCTACTAAGTACGCAAGGGTTTCTTCCCCTTTTAAATGCTCTGGTGTGTCCTCAGGCACTGACCGCCGCGCCGCTTCAAATGCGCCACCTTTAGTGGTAAGAGCTTGAGACGTTAAATCACCCCAGACTTTATCCCCCACCATACCTTTCATACCGACGTGCACACCCATTTCGTGCAAAGCTACTCTCGGCATTGATTCAGGTGTGAGCTTATTAGCCAGTAAGTGCACTTCGCCTTGCGGGGTTGTTAGACCTTGTACACCCTCAGGGTGGTTTTCGCCAGGGAACGTATCTAAGCTGTCATGCAGTGTGAGCTTACCGCTTTTAACAAGTGCACGCATCTGCGGCGTGAAGTACGGAGTAAGGGTCTCAATGGTATGTGCTGTATTTTCATCCGACGTAGTTATAGAGGGTTTAGGTTCT